TCCTTATAGTGAAAAAGGGCTTACAGAAAAAATAATTTCAGATATTAAAAACACGATTCAAATGTCGGTTCAAATGCCGATATGAAAACCAAACAATTGACTATTTTAAAATTTGGCTTTATCTTGATACAATTAATTTTTTTATCTCTTCATTAATAGCTTTGCCTCTTGGCTTTCGGGTCAGGAGTTTTTTTGTTGTTCTTTGTCCAAAAAATGGATAGCGTACGGACATGTCTATGAACGATGATGACGCTCCTATAGAAAAAAAGAAACCTGGTCGGTTCGTATCCTTCATTATCCTATCTATTGCTTGGGTTCTTGTTTCAGGTTGTTGGCATGCTTACCAACTCATTACCAACACATATACTCTTCCCGGGAACATCCTTTTCATTTTTGAATATTTCCGTCCAGAAAATATGGATTATAGAACCATAAATAAACAAATAATCTTCTTTTTTCTTTCTTTGAATGAAATAGGAGTCGTTATTCTTAATTTGCTTCCAGCCTTCCTTATTCAAAGGGGCATCATAAAATTATTTTGGGGTAAACGCTCCAATTAAAAGACTTAGCTACTTCTGACTCCCAACCCACTTATCCCAATCCGCCCATTTTGAGCAATATCATTAGTAATGATGTTGCTCATATCAACCTCACTTCCCTTCCAATCTTAACGGGAGTCCTTTCATGGCGCGAAGGAGGAACTCGGTCAGGTTGAGGAAAGCGGCGGCGGAATAGGCGGCGGCTTTGAATTTGGCCCCTTTAGGGGAGGAAGCTCCGCCCAGTGCTGCACCGAAAGCGGCCATGCGCAGGGCGCCCATGAAAGCCAGCGGAAAATCCTCCCAATCCTTATCCTCCTCGTCAAAAAGCCTGACGAGATCTTTTCCGGCCCGTTCCAGATTATCCCAGGAAGCGAACGGAACAAGGGAAGTGGTAGCCGTGTAATAGCGGTAGCCGCACAGGGAAGACATGCCGCGGATGGCTCCGCCTGCCAGCGCGCCCAGGAAGGGGATGCCCTGCAGGGGACCCTGAACGGCGTCAATAAAAATGTGCCACCATTCCCGGCGTTTACGGCGTCTTTCATCATCCGTGAAAAAATTAAGCATGGCGCTCATGGCCGCCAGCAAAAGGCCGTGGGCGTAAAACATGCTGACGGACTTCGCCTTATTCTTCAGGCCGCCCTGCTTCCAGAGGGCAACGGTCTCCGCAAAAGTATTAATACTCTCACCCCCCAGGAAAAGCACGCCGACATTCCAGACGGATCGCGTCTGCGCCGCCAGGGAACGCTGCTGGGGCGTCATGGGCTGGGCCTTGCGGGAAAGGGAAAGCTCCACCTCCATCATGGCGCGCCTGTCCGCCTCCTCCCTGCTTAACCCGGGATGCCTCTTCATCTCCTTCCGGTAAACGGCGTCATAAAGAACGGCGGAACTCACGGCATTCAGGCCCACATCCGTCTGAGTAAGCAGATTCATCCCTTTCACATTCAGCTTCTTCCAGGCTCCGGAAGCGGACCTCCCCGCCTCATCCGCGCTCATGGCCTCCCGGATGACCGCCGTCCCGGTCGCATCTCTGGCGTCCAGGGCGGCCCGCTCCATCAATGCGCGCGGGGAAAGAACCAGTCTGCCTGCCGCCATGCGGGCCATACTGGCGGCCCACTCATGGGGATCAATCTCATCCGAGCTGAAAGCCGCGTTAATCAGGGCAGTGGACTGCTTCACCCACGTCCCCACGCGCCCCGGCAACAGGGTAATGGCCGCTGCGGAACTGATGCGGTTCAGGCTCTTCTGCATCTCCAAAAACCCGCGGACGTTGCCTGCCATCCCCTTATCGAAGGAATCGCACCAGACCAGAAGCTTATGGAGCGCGTCCCGTCCAATAACCTTCTCCAGAACGCGCGCGCCCTGCGCCCCGTACTCTCCCCGGTAATTGATAAGGGCGCGCATATCCCGGCTGATCTCCGATCCATGCAGGTAAACATCCTGTTCATTCATGGCGGCGTAATAAGCCGTCAGCACGTCAATAGTCAAATCAAGGTTGGCCTGGTGTTTCTTCCGGGCGTGGATAAGCCCGAACTTCCCTCCCGTGGCGGCATCCCCGTAAGAAGCCGCATCCATGATAGACTTGTCAATGGCTTCAATACCTACATCGAAAAACGCCCGGAAATAATTCTCTATCAGAGGGAAGGGAGTCCCATAACGCTTCTCGGTCATCTCCTTCACGGCCATCCCCCGTTCGTTCAGCTTTTCCCGGAGAGCGCGGGAAAACTCCATCACGTCTTTCCCTGCAAACGCCTCCAGGGCTTCCAGTACGTCCTGCGTAAACCCTTTCAGGCGCAGCATCTCCTGATAATCCTCCTGCTGGGAAAGCAGGAGGATATAAGCCGCCTCCATCCGGCTGATATTGTTGAGACGGTAGGACTGGGGTTGATAAGGCCTCTTTTCTTTGCCCCACTTGCTGCCCTTCCTGGCCTTTGCGGCGTGCTCGGCAACATATCTCTTCTGGCTTCCGTAACGTTCACGCTCTTTCTCCGTAAACACGGCAGCATCCTTCTCGCTCCACACTCCATCCCGCGCATCCGGCCAGACGCGCCTGATTTCTTCTTTCAGCCCCTCGTCCATATCTTCCATAAAAAAAGCAACATGGGCAAGGGTCTTAGCCGCGCCATGCTTACGGACTTTGCGGCGGATCAGACCCAGGACGCCCGCGCGGTACTCCTCTCTGGCCTTCCCCTGCCAATCCGGTTCCTGTTCCGTAATGGTCAGGCCGGTATCCGCGCCCCTGCGCTGCTCGTAAATCCAATCCGCTATCTCGTACTCGTCCGTCGTGCGGATGACGCGCCCGGCAGCCTTCTTCACGAAATCAAGCGCATCTTTCTCCGCGGCCTGCTTCTGCACGGCAAACCGGGCCGCCCGGCGTTCAAAATCTTTGGCAATCCCCCTGAAAGCGGGCACGGACTGCAACGCCTGCATGTACTGGCTGAAATTCATCAAATACCCAACCAGGGACATGGGGCCGGACGGCAACGTCTTCAGGCGCGCCTTTTTCCTGCTGGACGCCATGGCCTGGTCATCCGTATTCCCGGCGGCCGCCAGCACGGGGCGGAGCATATTCTCAACCTCGTTCCTCTTGCTCTCAGCGGCGTTCTCCCAGGCCTCTCTTCTGGTGGCGATAAACTCGCCCAGGGCGCGGGAGGCATTCTCCGCCGTCTCCACATTCATCTTCTCATAACAGGCATAAGCCTCAAAAGTCGCTTTAGTCACCGTCAGGGTGAGAGCGCCGCCCTCCGCATCCGTTGTCTCCACGGTCACAAAATCCTGTGGCTTAACCTCTTCCCAAAGCGTGCGCCCTTCCTGGCCGTCTGCGGAATCTCCATCCAGAACTTCCGGGAAACTCCTGCGGAAAAAGGCGTCATATTGGGCGGGGGTCATCTCCAGCAATCGCAGACGCTCTTCCAGCCTCCGGTAACTCTCCGCGTCCATCTTCCCGCGCATCGGCTTCCCCTGCGGACTCGTCCGCGGAGCCACGGAAGCCGCCACGCGGCGGATGCGCCCCAGCGTCCGGTCCTTCCGGAAGCGGTCAATCTGCTCCACCACGCGCTCCATAAACTTCCCCACAAGCCGGAACACCTTCTGCTCCCCGTACTCCTCCAGAAACTCGGCCCCGTGCTCCTCAAACAACCGGCGCCACACCTCCTGTTCCACCCCCTTGCGGGCCGCCAGGGCGGCCCTGTTATCCGCGTCCGGAGCAGAATCCAGCTCGTAATCAGCCTGCCGTTCGGCAATCTCCCTCCGGGCCTCCTCCACCACATCCTCCAGCTCCGGCCTCTTCTCCGCCCAATTGACAAAACTCCTGCCAATGCTCCCCTCCATAATCTCCGGCCACCTCCTCATAGGAATCGCTTCCAACGCGCTGGCCACCGCATCACCCGGCGCCATCTTCCCGCTATTCCCGTAAAGCAGGGAAAACACATTCAGCCAAATCTTATACGGTTCCAGCCCGAACCCGTACGTATGGGGAAGAAACCGCTCCACCGTGGAAATCAGCTCCTGCGCCTCCGCCAGCAGCTCAAGGCCGAGCTCCCGGTCCCCGGTCTCAAACAGATTCAGCTTACTCACGGACCGCTGCGCGGCGGCCCGCATCCTGAACACCATCTCATCGTAAAGCCAATCCCCGTTCGGAGCCAAAACCCTGTCGGCCATCCGGCCAAACCTCCCGCCCCCGAACGTAATGCCGCCAAGCTCCGTAATATCCCCCGTCAGCGGAATCGAAAACGGCGGAGCGTCCAGCAGGCGGAACCCGTTCAGGCCGCTCATCACCACGCCCTCGCTATTCTTCTCAAACCTCCCGGCAAGCCGCGCCTCCTGCTCCCCGTGGGAAAAAACATACACAAACGCCGGCTGCAACGTCCCTGCCTCCAGCTCCCGCTTCATCCGCTCCAGGCGGGGCAGGGCCGCCTTCGCCCAGTCGTCGCCCCGGCCCGCCAGCTGGCCCATGCTCCCGCCCAGATAAGCAAGCGCCTGCTCCCGGCTCATGCTCCCGGCCCCCTGGGCAAACCCCTCATACCCCTGAATCACATGCTGCACCTCGTGTAAAATCGTATCCAGCACCATGCCGGGAGGCGCGTTCTTCCCGCCCCGTGCCACATTCACGGCAATATAATGCTCCCGCGGATCGGTAAACCCTCCCGTGCCGCTCCCGCTGTCCCGGTAAAAATCCACCCGCAGCCTCCGCAGCTCCGGGTAGGCCCGGAACAACTCCGGAAAATCCAGGGCCGCGGCCAGGGAAACATTCACATGCCCCCCCTCGCTCACGCTGACGTGCTCCTTCCTCAACCGCACCCCGCGGGAATCAATAATCGCCTTCCGCTTCCCGTCCGCCGGATCCGTGTAGGAAAGGCCGTTATTGTGGTACTCCTGGAAAGATTCTGCCTTCTCCCCAATAATGGAAAACGTAATATCCGGATTTGCCGCATCAAAGGTTCCACGGTTGTCCGTGGCCGATTTAATTTGCGTGGGTTCAAAGGCTACAACTTCATCCCCGGAAGGAGACTGGACAATGCCATCATGTCCATGCGCCTTAATAGCCTCCGTTATTTCCGGATTCCATGTCATGATTTTTTCCGGACTATAGGAACCGTCCATCCCATACACTTTTTCCAGAACGGCAAAGACTGCATTCTTCTTCATGTTTTCAATCAAATCGGGTTCTACGTTCCGATAAATAGTAACAGTCTCCTTGTAGCGATAAGTCTTGCCGTCCTCTTTATCTTTATATTCATGCCAGGACTTGCCATCCCAATACTGAATATAAAGCTTTTCCTCACCACGATCATTTACTTTCTGTACAGTCAATCTATCGTGAATGCTTTCTACAAGATTTACATACTCTTGAAAGGAATACTCTTTTTCATTAGTCACGAATGAACCATCAATCCATCTTCCGTTGCCGGGCATTTCTACAACTCCTTCCAATTCAGGAAACTTTTTGGCGATATTGTACAGGAAAGCAAATGATTGAGTCCCTATCAGATCAATGGATTCTCCCTGATATTCAAGCAAGCTCGAAAAATCGAACGGATTTTTTATATTAAGGAAGGCAGAAATAATGCGGTTCCCATAATATCCAGCTTCGGAACGGGCGATTTGTGGTTTGAAATACTCGCTATTCTGGAACGTGAAATAAAACCCCTTCCCATAATATCCTGCATCGTGAACATGTTCGGCATTCTTATTGAATACCGTAAATTCATGCGGCGTCCCATGATACACCACCAGCGGCTCACCGTTGGCATCTACTACTTTGGAGGCATTGGACGGGTCATTCTCCCAGTCGCCAAACCAACTCTTAAACGCCTCCGTGCGCACGGAAAGCCACTGGTCTTCCGTCAGGTTCGTATCCTTCCCATTCGGAGCCTTCATGAACGTCCCGTCAGACTCCGCCTTCTTCCTGACAGCCGCCTTTTCCTTCTCGACAAAAGAACGGTAAGAAGATAAATTACGGGTAGAAACCCCGTCCTTGAAGGGTGTAGGTAGGCGGCCTTCCCGGCTAGCAGCTCCCCTAGTGGCGGGGTTTTCTATGGTCAATTCCAGCGTGTAAAGAACGTTACCTTCCTGTTCCTTAACGTATTTGATTGCTGTAACATTAACATCAAACGCTCCTATCCCTTCAATATCTACTGTATTGAAAAAATGATAGGCTCCGGCTTTTGAGGCATCTTGTTTATACGCCTCTTCAAAAAATCCATCCTCCGCATTCTCAAACAACTCATGAATGCGGGTGGCCGCCGTATAATGAACCCTCCGGGCCTCCTCCGCGGAAAACCCAAGCGCCTTCAAATTCGCCACGGACATTTGTGAAGCCCCGGCCTTGCCCACAGTCTTGCCGGAAACGCGCGCCTCAATCACGGCCTGGATCCCCGTATTCTTATTGACGAACACCTTGCCCTGCAACGGCTTCAACCTCGCCCGCATCCCGGCGGCGGAACTCACCACATCCCCGGAAGAAATGGACACCAGGGAAAAATTCGCTGCGGGAGCCTCATCTTCCGCAGGGGTGGCCCCCCTCGTCAGCGCCGCGTCCAGCATCCGGCTCACATCCTGGGAAAGCTGCAACATCCCCGTATCGGCGGAACCCGCCTCCTGTTCCGGCGCCTCCAAAGGAAGAACGCCGTTCTCCCGGTCCACCTCCTCCCGCGTCTTCACCCCCAGCTCCACCATCACGGCGTCATTGGCCTCCTTAATCAAATCCTCATGCAGGCCGAAATTCTGCCATCGGGCCCTCTGCGCCTTCAAATCCTTCACCACCGCCTCCAGCGCGGCGGCATCCCTCACATCCACGCCATACTTCCTGGCCGTCTCCGGGCGTCTGCTCGCCCCGCTAATGGAAGAAATCTCCCTCGTCAGCTCGCTCACGCGGGCGGCGGCGTACTGGGCCAGCCTTGAAAAATACTCCTCCGCGTGGGAATTGCCGAACAAATCCGTCTCAAACGTCATCCCGGCCGCCTCCGCCAGCCCGCGGATGCGGTCCATATTCGCGGCCACCTGCATCACGGCCAAAGCGGCCTGCCAGCTCTTCCCCTCCATCAGGGCACGCAGCCCGGCCCGCTGCACCTCGTTCTGATTGCGGAACGCCATCGCCACGCGCCAGGCATCATCCGGAGAAACAAGCTCATTCCCCAGCGCGTCCAGCAAATCGGAACAGCCGTACAGGCCCAGTTCCACCCCGCGGCGGGACTGCCCCTTGCGGAAAATCCCCCTCTCCACCGCCTCCTCCTTCGTCAAACGCTTCCGGCTCACATAACGGGCAATCTCAAACAGGGAAGCCTGCCCGTCCCGGATATTATTCTCCACATCATGCGTCTGCGCCCAATCCAAATCAAACCCGGCCGCCTCATCATACACCGTGCAATTAATATCCTCATCCGTGCAGGCGTTAAAACGGTGCCGGCCGCTGATCACCTGCAGGGCGCCATCCTTCCGCCTCCACACGGAAATCGGCGCGGCATTGCGCTGCCATGCCCCCACAATCGGATTCACCACCCCGGTCTGTTCATCCGCCCCCTGCTTAAACTGGGGCACATCCGGGCAAAGCGTCAGCCGGGACTTCTCAATAAACCCTTGGCGCACCCCCTCCTGAACCTCAATAAACGCCCCGTTAAACACCCCTGACCCATCCGGCTCGCCCAGCGCCTCCACGCGGGCCTGCTCCCGCTCGCGCCGCGCCTCCTGTGCCTCCGGGGAATTCTCCGGCGCCCGCGCCTCATCCTCGGCCTCCTGCCGGCGCTCCTCATCCTGCGCCTTGCTCTCCGCCAGCTCATCCTCCAGCGTCCGGGCCTCCGTCGCCACGCCCGCGCCAAACATTGCGTCCAGCCCCGCCTGCGCTCTGGCCCGCTCCATGGACAACTCCATCAAATCCCCCTGCTGGTCCCGGTACAGGGCATTCCCCGCATCCAGCATCACCGCCAGGGCCTGCCGCACCGGCAGGGAAAACACGCCCTGTTCCTCCGCCTGGCGCACCATCTCGCCCAGCTCCACGCGCGCCTTAAAATACCCCAGGAACCTCACCAGGTGATTCAGCAACTTCCGCAGCCAGGAGGGCAGGGACGTACTCCGCACCGCGTCCGCCAGCCAGCGGGAACGCCCGATCTTGGAAAACGCCTCAATCGCGTCATGAGCCGTCACCGGCTTCCCGGCGTCCAGGTGAATAAACTGCATCTCCTCCCCCCGCGCCTCCGGAAACAACTCATTCATCACCCTCTGCGCCTCCTGGAGCATCGCGCAGAACTCGTCCCAGGACAAACCCTGCTCCGCCTGCCAGGAAATGACCGCCTGTTCCATCGTCTCCTCCATCAAATCCTCCACCGTCGCGCTCCCGCGGGCATACCTCAACACCCGGCGGAACGTATCTCCCCGGCGCACCTTCGTCACATAAGCGTTGGAAAACGGGGCATCCATGGCAGGAGCCTTAAACTCCGGATTCCGGGCCTGTTCCGTCCTGATGCGTTCCTGGGCTTCCTCCCATGTCTGCACAAGGGTCCCCAGCGAAATATGCTCGCTCAGGGAAGCATCCATGCGGGCGGCGGCCTCCTCATAACTCACCCCCTCCGCCTCCAGGGCGCGGATAGCGGCCATTGCCATATCCGCGCGGGCCTTCATCTGCCCCAGCGTCTCCGGGGCAATCACCACCCGTTCGGCCCCTGTCTGTTCATCCCTCACCGTGCGCGTAATCACCTCCGCCGCGTCAAAACGCCCCTGGGCAAGAGCCTGGCCCACGGTCACATCCCCGGCCAGCAAATGTTGCGCCCCGACAATGGCATGTTCCATATCGGCATCCACAAACGCCTGCAAATAAGCCGTCATCTGCTCGCCGTCCATCAGCGTGTAGGAAGGGGCGCCCTCTTCCTGCCCCTCTCCGGAAACGGAAGCATCCTCCCGCGGCGCTTCCGTGCCGCGCGCCGGAGCATACACCCGGAACATCCCCTCCTGTTCCGCCGGCTCCACCCTGGGAACCATGCCGGCATCCTCGGCGGCCCGCCACGCGTCCAGCTCCCGCAAAGACTCAATGCGTTCCCCGGAAAGGCGTTCTCCGGCAGCCGCGCTCGCCCGCTCCATGGAAGCCTGCGGATCCTCCATCCAGGAATCATGCAAATGGGAAAGAGCCTTATTCAAAAAACCTTCGGCGGTCTTTTCCTCCCTGGCTTCCAGATACCCCTGGGCCGTGCCTCCCAGTGCTTCATAATTCTTCAGGGAAAGCCTGAACTCCCTGGCAGCCCGGCTCAACTGGGAATAATTCAATCCGGACAGGCCAAAACTGAATGCCAGGAGGGCAAGACCCTGTTCTCCGGAAGTTATCTGGGAAAGCTCACTGGTGTACTGTTCCCATGTCTGCTTGCCGCGCTCGTCGTCCAGCATGGGATTGATGGCCGACCTCATTAAATAGCCGGCCGTTGGCTCCAAAATGCCTTCTTCCACCGTCCCGGCTACACCTTGCAGCGCATACTGGGCCGCCGGACTGCCGGAAACAAGCGCCCTCACTCCTGCCCCCTTCTCGGTTCGGAGCAACTTCCGGACTCCCTTATAAAGAGGCGTCGCCTTGAACAACGCGTGAAACCCGATCATCTCCTCCGCCGTGTCCGCCGCCCCGAACCAGAAAGCGCGTTTCTCAATCTCGTCCACGTCAAGACCCAGCATGAACCCTTCTTCGCGCCGCCTTTGTATGGACGTATTCAGTCCAATGAGCGGCCCTGCGTAGGGGAGAAACCAGGGAGCCGTGTCCCCCGTCATGCTGCCCAGGTGGTAGCCGACCTTGCTCAATGAAGATGCCTCGTCGCTGGAAAAATAGTCGTCCTCCCCCCCCTCAAGCGCGGTAGTCAGGGCTGAAAAAAACCTGTTGCGCTTTTGCTGCAATTCGCGTCGCTCCTGCTCCTGGACTCCTGCCATCTCAAAAGCTTCCTCGTCGGATAGCCCCATCTGCCGGGCCTTGGCAACAGCTATCTGGAAAGCTGCCGCTTTCATGCGGGCATCCTCATGGGAACTCATGTTCTGCAAGGCACGTTCCAGGGAACGTTTCGTCTTCACTCCCGCCACCTTGCCGGTCATGGTCACACCGGAAACCATCTTGGCGTTCAAAATCGCTTGGCCTGCCACAGCTGCTGCCAGCGGATTGGAATTCTCCATCACCTCCCGATATGCCTCGTCCGCCCTCTTTTCCGCGCCTCCCATGCCCAGCCGGTCATTGGCCGTGCTCCTGGACCTGTTTCTTAACAAATTGCAAAGCATCATCAGGGAATCATCATCATTCCCAATGACGCCAAACAAATCATCGGCAATGTCATCATTGTACAGCCTGGAATCCTGCTCAAACGATTCAATGAGGCGTACTCCGCGTCGGGCCTTCTCCATGCTCGCCACACTCACCCCGGCATGAAACAACGCCATCCGCTCATCGGCGGAAAGAGAATCCATCTCTCCGCTTACATAGCGGCTCACCACTCCATTGAGATCGCTGATCCTGCGTTCTCGCTCCACGCGCTGACGGTCTTCCCTTTCCACGATATCCTTACCTCGTTCCCTGAAATCCTGCCATATCTGTTCAGGGGAAATGATGCCTTTGCCCCACAAATCATGAGTATTCTTGTAAATCTGAAATCCCGCATCACTATCTCCATCTCCCAGGACTTCCGCCAGACGCATGCCCAGCATATAGGAACGCTCTTCATCATTAGATGATTCAAGACGCCAAACAGAATCTCTTCCCCAATGTTCCGCCATACGATTGATTGCTTCCCGATCGTTTTTATCCGCACGCAGCAAAGTTATGATCATATTTTGCCGCTTCCGTTCCTGATCACGTTTTAGGCTTTCCTTTTCCCTAATCATTGCATTCCATTGGTGCCGCACAGAATCCATATCCGTCAAACTGGGACGGAAAGTTCCGTAAACACCTTCATTGGCCGATTTGGTATCCATGAAATTCCCGGTTTCAAGTCCGGCGCTCTCTTCCAGCCCATTCAATCCGCCTTCGTCAAGCATCTGGACATCCTGCTTCCATTCGTCAACCAACTTCGGAGAATCCGCCTTCGCCTGTTCCTGAGCCGGGGTAATCTCCGGCAGGTGAAATCCGGTGGCAGCCTCGCCCTCCGGCAGAGGTTGAGAGGAAAAAGAGAGATCCAGAGGCATGTTCGCAGCATTGGCCCCGTCAAAGGAAAAATCGTCGTTCATGGTGAAAAATGTTTATAATGTGTTCAATATTAAAATGATTTATAATACTTGCTTACGCCGCTGACCCAATGCTTATTCAATCCGCGCGGGTCATTCCCGGCTCCTGCCGGGGCGTACTTCCCGCCAATCGCGGCAATCGTCGTCAGCCCCTGGTCCAGATAATGTTTCCTCAACAGGCGGGCAGCATAATCAATGCTCTCTTCCACAGAGGAAAAAGCGCGTGGGCCTCCTCCATTCGGGCTGATGCCCATGGCGTTATTCTTCCGCAGGAAAGCGGCGCTCGTCCCCCTGCCGGTCTCGTGCATGGCAATAGCCATCAACAACTTCGGATCCACACCGTACTTCCTTCCCGCATCATAAAAAGCCTGGCTGTACTGCCCCAGTCCCCCCAGCTTGGCGGAAGGCACCCTGGACTCTCCGGCATCCTGCTTCCAATCCTGGCTCCCCGGATATTCTCGCTTGAAAAACGCCCTCATTTCCGGACTGGCAGGCGAAATCGTCACATTCGTATCCATCTTGGAAGAAAACGTCATCCGCAGCTTGCTGGCGCCGGACAGGGTAATCTGGGGGGAACTCCCCCTGGTGTAGCCCACCACGGGCAGGGGCTTCCCGCGGCGGGAAGAAGAGGAAGAGGGAACCAGGGCGGCCAGTCCGGACACGTTGTCGCCAAACCGCTGCCTCATGCTCTCCGGCAGAAGAATACCGGCAGGAGCGTTCGTATTCACGGTATCCACGGAAATCATCGCAGGGAAAGTAACCGGCTTTCGTAGAATTTCCTTCCGGAGTATGCCTCTTCTCTCTCTCTCACTTAATAATTTGGGGCCAGCCCCGAACCTCCGAATATCATCCTCGTTCCATTTATTCAGAGTTTTTTGCCTTTCTTCATCCAACGTATTCCCGTATTTAACCGTCATTAAATCAGTCCGACCTGTCACATTTCTCAAGATCGCTTCAAGCATATCCTCTTGGATAGCAGAGGAAGGATCCTTATCATTATGGCTGTTCTTATATCCTTCGAACCACGCTTCAAACCTCTCGCGCACAACTCTTTCAGTATTGGCTACAAGATTCTTCTCAATATCTTCCAGTTTGTTGCCTTTATACTTTGCTGTCCATTTATCTTGTTCTTCCACTTCCAGACCGGAATTACTACTAGCTTGATAGTATTGTAGATAAGCATCTACTGCTTCTTGCCCCAAAGTTCCCACCAAGTTGTCATAATCCTTCTGCCGATAAAGCTTCATTCCTTCCATTTCCTTGAAGCGATCACTCACTTTAAGCATCGGAACATCTGCTTTCCTCCCCGCCCACTTATCCATACGGTTCAAGATATCTTTCTGGAACTCGGATGACTTCCCGTAACGCTTGCACAGACGGATCACATTTTCCTTCTTACTCGCCAAATCGGCTCCTTCTTCTCCAGCCCTCACCATATCCGCAACCCGGTAAATGAAAGAATCAATCTGCGGAGCGCATGCGCTGTAATCCCCGTCTCGCTCATAAACCGCATGAAACCCTAATTCTTCCTGATAGAGGGGACCGGACAACAAAGCATTCGTCACGGCCTGCTTGTCATTCTTTGATTTAGGACGGGAAGCTATCTGCTCAATCAACTCCGTAAGCCTGCTGTCATCCCGGCGTCTTAGGGACCGCATCATCTCATCCTGCTCGGCAGCTGAAAAATACCCGTCCAACTCCCCGCGGTTAATCTTCTCGGCGGCAAGATCCGGGTTGGTTGCGGCCAGGTTCTCAAAATGATGGAGTTCGGCCTTCTTCCTCCCTCTCAATAAACGCAGCTCTCCTTCATCATGTGAAATCGTGCCGGAAGCTACGGCGTCATCAATAGACCTCTCATAACCGCCCCAATCCTGCTTCTCCTCGGCCAGCTTCAAACTCGTATCGAAAGCCTGTCTGGCAACGCCCAGCTGATGCTTGGCAGCCAAACCCCAATAACGTTCCGGCAGACTTGACCGTACGGAAGCCCTGACAGCCTCCGCCTTCATGGCGCTCTCCGGGTGGAAAAAACTGCCTCCCAGCGCTTCAATCTTCTGGCCGAACTCGTAAGCCAAATCGTCCAGCTTGCCCTTCCGGATAGAACCGTCCTTCTCAAAAACGCTCTCCTTCGTGCCTGGCGCGAAAGCCAGCATCCTGGAAAACTTCGCGTCGGACTCGTCCCGGATGCGGCGCAACTCCACCTCCTGACGCTGCATCTCCCCGAAATCGGAAATCCTGGCAAACGCCTCCGCGCTCCCCTGAACAGCCTCTTCGGCCTTCTGGACGGACGCGCCCAACACCTGCCCATGATCGCCATTGGCGGCCCGTGCCGCGACACCGGGATCAGCCTTGGCCGTCTGCAGGGACGGCCCACCGTATAAAGGAAACTCTCTCATCGTGACGAAAAACTGATAAGTTGATCAATAGAAAAAACATGCACCTTCGGCCCGCGCAAAAACCGTTGCCAGGCCACATGCGTAAAACCTCTGCGGGAAAACTGCCGGGCCAGTCGGGCCAACTCACGCGGCTTCCCGGCCGCCCACCATACAAACAAGCACCTCTCCGGAAGAACCGGCATATCCACAGGAGGAAAACACATCTCCCCCAGCCTCTCGGCAGGCAAAGCAAGGCACACCTCATCCGGGGAAACGAACGCCAGCCCCAGGGACGCGCAATCCTTCACATCAGACCACAAATCCCGTCCCACCTCCGCATAAGCGCTCACGGTCGCATCAAACGCATTCATCGCCACACGCTCCTGTAAGGATTCCACTTCTGGCCGCCCAGGTAATCGTAAAAAGAAAACCCGCTCTTCTCCGGACCCGCCGCCCAGGCCCCCAGCGTCATCATCCCCTGGCGGGGATCCGCCGTAGACCCGGGAAACACGCTCCCGGCCAAACCGCCCAGATTATAACCGGCAAAAGCTCCCTGGGCGGCCGTCGTCGAACCGAAAGCCCCCATTCCGGCGCCAATGCCGCCGACTAAAGCCCCGCCAAGCTGAAGCCCTGTGGACACCAGGGCCCCGGAAGCGGCGGACTTATAAGCCGCCGCCTGATTCTGCGCGCTCACCAATGCGGCATCCCCCTCCCAGCGTTGCATTGCCGCCTCATGGCGCTTGCTCTGGTCACTAATCGCCGCGCCCAGGGACAAATCGGAAATCTGCTTCTCCAGCACTTCGGCTGTGGCAAGCTCCGCCTGGCTGCCGGCTCCCTCGGAAGTAAACCCGGAAGCGCCCCGCCCAGCCCGCACGGAAGCCGTGGCGGCCGTCTGATTGCGCCTGGCTGTCGCCATATTCTCGGCGGCAAGACGCAAAGCGGAAGCGGACTCCGCCTCGGTATTGGCCGCATTCACATACGCGGCATCCCGCGCCGCCTGTCCCTGTGCCAGCGCGCTCTTCGCGTTGGCCCTGTTCGTCACATAAGAACCGATACTGCCCATAACCCTACAAAATGGAACGATCTAAAATATCCTTCAACGGATGCTGGTCATTGCTCCCGCGCTGGCTCACATCGTGATACAGGGCGTCGGAAGCGTAACGTCTGTACAACTCCAAAAACACGCTCACATTCTGCGGCTTGCCCGTCACCGTGGCTGCTACCTTGGAAGCCAGCAAACACTTCACGGCCTCCACAAACAAAGGCTCATGATCCGGCAGCATCTCCGCCAAAGCCACATCATTGGACAAAAACCGCACCTGCAGGAGGGAAGGGGCTTCCTCGCAAACTACCTCGCGGCCGGCCATGCGCCAGCGCCCGGCCTCCACCTTCAACAACTTCAAGCAATCCTCCGGAAGCGGAAACCGGCCGTTCCCCTCCGGGCACTCCAGCACGGCTTCCTTCGTAGCGAACGACCACGGGCCATAGGAAACGGCCTCCAGCATCACGGAAGGAAACCACAACTCGCAAGCCCTGGCCGCCGGGGAATCCATCACAAACTCCTGATCCCCCAGCAGGGAAAGGCACTGTGAAAAAAACGTCAGCTTGTCCATTCCTCAACAATCGCATGAGGGCGGACTTCCTTCAAGTTGGCGAGAATCAATGTTTCTATCCCGCCTTCACACTCAAATTCATAACGTATCAAATGGGGAGACTTGTCCGGCGGAATCAACTAAAAACAACTCGAACAATCCAAGCGGACATCCATCAACTCACCTCTTCATGAAAAGAAAATATCTTGCAAATTGATAAATCCACAGATACCGTGTTGCCTCGGAAAGATAGAAAAAGGGGAACAAAAAGCCCTCTTCTCTGTCTAACCCTGCGGAACTAACCAGTAACTACCCCTTCCCGTCAGTGAACAACGATATGGACATCCACGACGTTCTCCAAGCGATCATTGCCTGTGAGCAAATGGAGCCTGGACGCCGTACTGCGCGCTCGTCACGCATTGCAAAATCTTGTTTGCCCGATAACTCTCTTGATCTGAAATGTCTGATAGAAAATGCTCAAATCTCAAAAGATTTGATCCAATCACAATCCTCCAAACCGTACAGATATTACTTGGAGGAATTTCTAAAGACGATGAAAGTGAGAGATGCAATAATGAATGGAATGCACTATGTCAATGGGCACAAAGTAACGGAGTCCTTTACCTTGGAGACATTAGGCAACTACTGCTCTCACTAGAGCATGCCTCCAGTATTTCGTCCATTAAAGACGATGCTCCACAATGGGATAAGACAGGGCATGAGCATGATGTCCTCCTGATTCCTCCATACTACTATAAGAAGACTAAATGGAACTGCTCTGGATATACCTTTGATTCAGAAACTAAAGCCGTGACATTGGCGACTGTCAGAGAATACCTAATACGTCTCATCCTCCACAACAGCTTCTTTAACACGGGTATAGAAATTTTAGGAGTAGTCGCAGAAGGAAATAATCGCTCTATACTTATCCGTCAGCGGATTATAGACGGAGACGTTCCTTCCTCCATTGAAGAAATGGATGAGCTTTTTTGTCGGCAATTCTCGTGTAAAAAAATAAAAGATGAAAGCCACTATCAAGGCTATAAAGGGAATATCTATAAAGTAGCCGTCTTTTATATTGCGGATATGCGCCCAGATAACTGCAAAATCATCACCCGTAAAGATGGGAAACGTCATATTATTCCTTTTGACTGCTTTGTTTCTTTTGACCAAGTTGAGCTTAGAGAAAATTTTAAAAAGCTGAAAGATCAGATGGGAATTCAATAAAGCATTCCTTCCAGAGCATCGGGGCGTCTGTGCGGCCTCTTCACTTTCTCCGGCACCCCGGCATGGCCTGAAACCAGGCCTCGGCTCACCGCCTCGGCAAACGTCCGGGCCGCATCCGCGCCGTGGGAGCAGGCGTCATGAAGCGGCATCTCCCGCACGCACCCGTTGGCCCCCGGCGGCAAACTGCGGTAATACTCCAGGGAACCCACCCCGGAAACATACTTCTGCCCGTCAATCTCCGGGCGCCTGTTGCACCGCTCATGAAACACGCAAAAACGCAGCATATTCCGCAGCGCGTTAATCCCGGTCCAAACATCGGACGTGCGCGGCACGATCGCCGTGCGGAACCCGGCCCGCTGCAACACGGACTCAAAAGAAGTCTTGGAAAAATCCCTTCTGGCCGCATCGTGCGGCAGCAGGTGCAGGGCGACAGGCCCGAACTCCCTCTCCCTCATCCGAATCTGCCCCACGTAATAATCAACCGCCTGATTATTCCCGGCAATATAATCCAGCGCGTAATACTTGCCACCCACCACCTGCCAAAGCCAAATCGCCATAAAATCGCTTAACCCCAAATCCCAGGAAGCATAAATCGGAGCCACGTCATCTGCCTCAAACTCGGCGGCGATCCTGCCTTCGGCCCGCAGGGAAGAAATCCACCTCCCGTAAATAGCCCCCTCCACGGACGTTTGCAAAGCCTCCTCCGGCACGGTGGGAAACTCCTGCTTCACCTCCGCTCCGTTAATCCTGTACTGGGTAGCGTACCAGGCCTTCTGCCCTTCGGACAACTCAATCCCGTAACGCTTCTTCAAATCGGAAAAATACTCCCGCAAAAAATCATCCAGCCTCGGTTCCACCCCCTCCAGGCAATACTCCCGATGCTGGATCCATGAAAAAAAGAAAAACCTGAAATCCAGGCTGGAAAGAGGCTTGCCCACCATCTCCATGGCCTGCTCCATCAACTGGTAAGCCAGACCGGCCTTCCCCCCCTCGTGGGTGGACTCCATCACCACCACGCAACTCTTGCCAACGGTATTCAACGCGCCCGTGCGGATCTTCCTGGCCCGCGCCGGATCGTGCAAAGCCGTGTAGGAAAACTCGGAAATATGAAGAAACTGGAGAGTGGACCCGCGCAAATTAACCCCCACATCGACAGACCCGTTCGTGGACCAGGCCATGCGGGTGGCCCTCTTCTCCACCACAGCGCACCCCTCCTTAACCATCTTCCCCAAAGCAGCCAGCGCCCGGTCCTCCATCGTCGGACTCTCCGGCAAATAATCCAAATGCTCGTAAGCAAAAGCAATCTTGCGAAGCTTGGCCTCCCCGTCCTCCAGCGTCTTATCAATAATCCCGCAATGCTGGTTTTTTCCAAACAGGCAAAGATCCAGCATATAAACCGCGCAAAACGTAGAAATCCCCAGCTGGCGAACCTTCAAAATCGTATTGCGGAACCAAAGCCCGTGGAAAAGCTCCTCCTGGGCCCAATTCGGGCGGAAGCGCACCATCCGCCCCTCCTTATCCTCAATCCAATACAAATGATTAAGACGCCACCACCTGTCGGCCAGCAGCTCCTTCCAATCCGGTCTCGTCTTCGCAGGCTCCGTCATTGCGTATCAACAGCTAAAAACTCAAGGGGGCGGTCACCGGAAACCCGGATGCCAAACCGCACGTCCCGCTTCCACATGGCGGACGGAAGCACCTCATGCCATCCCCGTTCCATCGTCCTGGTCTTGCTCAACCGGTCCCAGGCGCTCCCGTCATTGGACACCTCAATACCGGCCGGGGCCGTATCGGAAGCAAAAAACACGCGCACAGCCGCCGCCTGTCTATCCCTGCCCAGGGACTCCGTCACATCCAGCGCATTCGTCACCACCGTGGAAGTAAAATCCCATGCGCCGGCATCCACAAACGGGCCGTCCGGATCAAACACCTCCACAAACCGCCCATCCTCACGCTCTACGGACACGAACAGCAAATCATCCCCGGATCCATTGGGCAGCACCACGGCATTGGACATCCGCCCTTCCGTCCTGTGACGGTGCCAGGCGTGAACCTGGTGCATGCTGTTATAAGTCATCAACGCCATCGTGCCGTCTGCCAGGGTCATCACCGCCCGCGGATGAGGCTTCCTCATAAAATCCCCGGAAGTAACCCCTCCGCCGCCGGCCAGCACATGATCGGCAAACACCGTCAAATCGCGGGACACAAACCCGTCGCTCTCGTAATCATACCCGTACTGATACACCCGTCCGCCGCCCCTCTCCACATACAGCACCTTATCGGTCGCCATCAGGGCCGGCACATCGGAAGAACCCACAAACCCGTGATTATCCGCCCGCGCATTGGCGTAAGTCATCACCCCCTGGCCGCCGGACACCGCCCACTCCGCGTCCGCCGTTCCCAGCAGCAGCCGGGAACTCTGTGCCATCAGCCAGCAAATCCTGTTCTGCGTTGTGGTGCTCAACGTCAAAGCCAGCGCGGAATCATCCTGCTTCCCCACCTCGAAACTGTTGAGGTCATCCGTCTTGCTCAACCACACCGTCTGCGGCTGGGCCTGCGTAGCGGCCAGCACCAGTCGCTGCTGAAACACATCCACCAGGGAAGGAAACCCGTACACCCCCCGGAACGCCGCGAAACTCCACATTAACGACTCCCCGGACGGAGGCACCCCCTCCGGAACTGCGGACACATTATCCCAAAGGGAATACTCCGCGGAAGCCGTCACCTCGGCCACCTCCGCCTCCATCCACGCCGTACAGGCCGGCACCTCCAGCTGCGCTCTGGCCCGTTGACTGACGGAACCTCCGGTCCAGGTCTCCATCCTCACCACATAAACCCCGTCCTCCAGCACCGTAAAAGACGCCTTCTCCATCGTGGAAAACACAGGCATCAACGAATAAGAACCGCCATTACCCTCGCAAAAAGAACACACATTCAACGTCGAATTCAGCCGAATCGTCTGTCCGGCATAAACGCAGACAAACCCCTGCATCGACACGACTGTACCCGCTGGCAGAAAAAATCGATACATCTCAATCGACCCCTCCGCAAACCGGTCCAAATTCACCTCTGCCTGCTCCCATTCCAGGCGCACCATGCTCCCGGTGCCGACATCATCCGTCGTCAACCCATCGGGCTTCACCGTCAGCGTCCGTCCCTCC